GCATCAAAGTCATCGTACGTATACACGTCATCAGGTTCATACCTAACAATACTTCCTTCGAAACCACCTCTTTTGTAATTAACAGACCCAGGAACCCGCAGCACTCTAGCTGCGTCCCAAGCACCAGTGTCTGCTTTTAAATGATATGCCAGTCTCCTATTGACTTCTTGTTGTGTAGATATTTGTATTGTGTTTTCAAGAAGCCATATTGCTTGCCACCTATTCCTACTAGTTTCCCAAATGAAACTAGGTTTAGGAACAATGACAAAACAATCCTCATAGCTGATATCTGTTCTATCCATATCAACATATAAAACTCCAACTTCAGGTTTAGTATTATTTGCTTTTCTAGAAGTATCGTTACCAAATACAAGAGGGGTCCAGTAAATATCAGATCCTTCTTTTTGATTAGAAATAGCCTTTAAAATACTGCCATAATCACTCCAATTATGACATCTTTCTTCCCATTTAGTATCGTTTGTTGCCAACCATACCTTACCACCACCACTATTTGCCCATGTGTGGCTCATTAATTCTATAGTTTGTTTCATAACACTCCTAACTATGCTATTATATTCTATGTTAATTTATATAGGAGGATAATGTCAGCAGAAATTCAAAAACATTTAGAAGAGTTTGTGTCACCTAAATTAAGAAAAAAATGGTATTTAGACAATTGGGATTTGTTTGACACAGTTATAAATGAAATTATGGCAAAAGATTATCCAATATTATACGTTGCAGAATATTTAGTCTCACAGGGCAATCCGTTCGCACTTAAAACAATACAGAAACATGTCAAAGAAGAAATCACTAGAAGACTTTCTAAGTAAACAAAAAGAAATAGAGCAGCACAAGACTGCTGCTAAACGTAAGCACCCCAAAGGTTTTGAACCTGGAGTATCTTATAATCCAAACACCAATACTGGACATGTAGTTTCGCGCCCAACTACTAATCCTGACCCCACTTTTGAGGCCCTGTTAAAAGAGTGGGGTTGGGATCCAGCTGAATATGAAATAGTAGGTAATTTACACGTAAGAACTTGGGACATGAACATGGGAGACGGAGTAAAAGAACAAGCTTGGTATTACAAAGCTGACATAAAGAAAAAAGATCCGGAAAAAGATGCTGATTTAAAAAAACTTATTTCACAAATTAAAAAACAAAAACCATTTAAAAAACCACCTGCTACTAAAAAAGGAGTTGGTTTTTTTTATTTTGCTAGTGATTGGCAACTTGGTAAATCTGACGGCAAAGGGCCTCAAGGAACCATAGATAGAGTCAAATTAAGTCTTGATAAAACTATTGAAAGAATAAAAGAATTAAAAAAACTTGGTGTCAATGTGCATACTATTTATATTATTTCTTTAGGTGATCTAATTGAAGGAGTCACAGGATTTTACCCAGGCCAAACTCATAAAGTTCAGTTAGACAGACTAGAGCAGATAACTGTGTGTCGTAGATTATTTTTAGAAGTTATTACTACTCTTTCTAAGCACGCTCCTAGAGTTATAGTTGGAGGTGTGCCAGGAAATCACGGTCAGAATCGTGGCAGAGATAAAAATGTTATTACTTCTGAATTAGATAATGATGATATTGGTATTTTAGTTTCTGCTGCAGATGCTCTTTCTTATGGTCCTTATAAACATGTTAAATTTGTCATACCAGAAGGACATCATCTTACTATTGATTGTCAAGGAACTGTTATAGGTTTTACTCATGGACATTTAAGTCGTGGTGGCAGCAACCCAGGAGATAAACTTATGAATTTTTGGAAAGGTCAAAGTTTTGGTATGCAAAGTTTAGGCGATGCAACCATACTTGTATCAGGACATTATCACCATTTAAGAACAATACAAGACGGAGTAAGAACATGGTTTCAAGTTCCTTCTTTAGATGCAAGTACATATTTTAAAGAACAATATGGTACAGAAACTATTAACAATGTAGTTACATTTACAGTAGATAAAAATGGTTGGGACAATTTTAAATTAGTTTAATATCTTGACTAAAATTCTACTTATACTAAACTTGAATCAAGATTGGTTGTCAGGAAGCCTACTCGCAAGAGCTGGAATAAAGGCAGTATAAACAGATTAACTTTCCTGTTCTGCCCGCCAATCTTATAAAGGAGGTAGTATGACAGAAATACATGACGAACTTCCAAAAAGGAAGTATGTAAAATCTGAGACACGTTCACTTGCTGAACAAATGGGTTTTATTCAGTTAATGGATAAACACCCTGATAAGTGGGTTAAATTACTTTCTGTTAAAAGAAAAAAAAGACAGAAGATATACAACATGGCATCATATTTTAGAAGGAGAAATCCTTATTATGATTTCAAAAGTGTAAGCGTTAAAGACTCTGTTAATTTGTATGGGAGGAAAAAATGATATATACAGAAGATGTATTAGATGCAGCAAAAGAAGTATCTAAATCTGATGAAATTGAAAACACTGAAATTGCATTTGACATTGACAAAATGAAAGATGTTGATCTAGCAGTTGCTCGTATACCAATAACAAGTGCTAAAGCAGCTACAACTAGAATTAATAGTTATGCTGACGATAGGTTAGCATCTAAAATTGAAGAGACCGGTACGTTTAAATTAAACAATACTGTGTTTCATGTCAATAAAGGATACAAGTATAAAACAATAGATTTACCTGGGTTCTTAAATTGGTTACTTGAAGGTAATGCTAGTGCTAGTGCAATGGGCGATTTGTCTGCAGTACTAGGGTACACTTTTGTACCTAAATTGCGTGGACTAGATGCCGTTGCTGAAAAGCGAGGTATGAAAGCACAAGTTGCAAGAGATACTTTTTTAGAAAGAGTCATAGATGATAAATCTAAATTAGCAGTTATAAATTGTGACACTGCATCTGCACCTAAGTGGGCAGTAGGAATGAAAGACGGTGATAGACTTGAAAGATCTTAGAGCATTAGCAAAACCATTTACTTCATTAGTAAAAAAAGGAAGTGATGCTGGTAAGTTTGGTGACTATGTAGAACATAGTGCAGTCAATCAAAGGCTTCTCGCGCATTTAGGTCCATTTGACCAAAGAGTTGTTGAAGTTGTGTATGATTTGCACCCTGAATTAGGCCAAGTATGTACTGGAGTAATTTTAGAACTCACTCTTTATATTGACGGTGAGCAAATTAGGATACAAGAAGTTGGTGACGTTGAGCACCCATTTAGAAAAGGTAGAACTAATGGCGACAGGTTAAAAAATGCTATTAGTGATGCAGTTAAAAGATGTGCTATGAGAGTAGGTCTAGGGCTACACTTATATGCACAAGATGATTATTTCCTAGAGAAACTATTGGAGGATAAAAATGACAGTAAAGGCTAAAAAAATTAGTTTAACATCTGATGATATATCAGGTAATGGTGGTGCTAATCAAATTACCCCTGGTGATTATGAAGCAGCCATTGTAGCAGTAGAAGATCACGTGGCTCAAAGCGGGAACGAAGGCTGGAAGTGGACTGTGCAAGTTGGAAAGTTAAAACTTTTTACTTTCACTATGTTTACTAAAAATGCAAAGTGGAAACTTGTTGAGTTAATGGGAGCACTTGGAATACCTATGCAAGAAGGTGAGATTAGTTTTAATCCACAAGATTATGTAGGTAAGCCTGTAGGTGTAGAGTTAATTAAGGATAAGAACGATGAACGTTATCTTGAAATTAATAAATTCTTTCCTGTTGGTGCTAAAAAAGTTGCTGCAGTAGATGCAGATGCTGAAACTGAGGTTGACAAAAGTGAGGTACCTTTTTAATATAAAAGTATTAAAGTTTATGTCAACCTCCTAACAAGGTAACATAATATAAAAACCCTCTTGCAAAAGAGGGTTTTTTACTTTATTGTTACTTCTTTTTTTTAGTACGAGAAGGTCTTTTCTTTTTCATTCTCATAGATTTTTTACCATAAATAGGCATAATTAATTTCCAATCTTTTTCTTAGCAAACTCTTTGACAACTACTAAAGCTGCACCACCACCTGCAATAGCAGCTAGTTGAAAAGCATTAGCATCTACTCCTACTAAAGGAGATATTGTTAAAGCTCCAATAAAAGCTTCTACAAATGTCCATATAGTTTTTTCTAACATATCTTTTAAGTCTTTACTCATTTAATTAGTCTCCCTAATTTTAATTTATTTTCTATGTTTTCTAGTTTAGCAATAATTGTATCGAGCTTCTTATCATCAGAAAAATTATTTTTAGATTTAGGTTTTAATAACTCATTAATTGTTGTATATTCTATAGTTACTTTTTTACCTTGTAATAATTCTTTTGCTACTTTTGAATACATTTTTTTGTAAGCTACAACACTACTGCCTATAAATCCGTCTTTAGATACTTCTAAATCTTGTTGTGTTTCTCCTACAATTAAACAAC